CCAGACATTCGAGGCAGCAACAAATGACGAAGACAAACGAGACAGTGATTTGGGACGACATGGCGGGGAAGATGATCGTGAAGGAGACGCACGACTTCACGTCAACAGTGGAGCGGGCAAAGTCCCTAAAAAGCGCGGGCCTAGACAACTTCGGAAGCGATAACAAGCTGGTTGGCGTTGTCCCTGCCAAGATGTTTGCCATGTGGGCCAAAAAATGGGGCGTGAGCATGTCAGACAGTAAGGCCATGGAGGAAGTCGTTGCCAAAGAGTTAATGAGTCCAGACAACGCACAATTGCGCGTGTGGGATGGTCGGTTTTAAATGTCTGTTCGTGAGGGTATTCCAATTTTCCAAGGTAGCGCAGCGGTGACATTTCCCGCATGGTCATTATTGCTTTCACACGGTTGGGACGTCATTATCGCGGTTCTCGGCGTGATTGTTTTAGTTATGACAATTTACAACAAATCTCTTGAGATAAAGCAACGCCGCAAGGCGATCCATGACGACACCAAAGGGACAGAATGATGACCCCTGACCTATATCTAGGCGACAGCCAATTAATTCTAAAAGAATGCAAACTGGCTGGCCTGTTGCGCAATCAAGCGGCCTACGTCATGGCAACCGCGTATTGGGAAACCGCGCGAACAGTTCACCCTGTCAAAGAAGCCTATTGGGTCAAGAATGCCGAGGCGTGGCGCAAGAAGAACCTGCGATACTATCCTTGGTATGGTCGCGGCTACGTTCAACTAACGTGGGAGCGCAACTATATCTTTGCAGGCAAGCAGCTTGGCCTTGATCTGACAACCAATCCAGAAGCTGTAATGAAGCCAGACGTGTCGGCCAAAATCCTTGTCACAGGCAGTCTTGAGGGCTGGTTCACAGGCAAGAAGCTGGGCGACTATATCACGCTGTCCAAGTCAGACTTCAAAGGCGCGCGGCGCATTATTAACGGCACTGACAAGGCGGCTGCAATCGCAACCATTGCAGACGCATACGACGTGGCGCTAAGGGATAGTGGCTATGGAATAATGATCCTTACCCCCGACAAGCCCGTCCACTGGCTTGTAACGTTGCTTAAGACATTGCTGAAATCATTATTTGGAGTCAAGAAATGAAAGGCTATAGAACAATTATAACTAACGCGGCGTCAATCGTCGTTATGGTTTCGGCGGCGGCGCTGCAATATGCGGGTCAACTGCCAATCACACCAGAGCAAGCGGCAATACTTGGCATGTCAGCCACAATCGTCATGGGTATTGCAAACCTGTATCTACGCAAGGTCACGACAACGCCAATGGGTAAAAGTCAATGATCTGGGACGCGTTTGCCATCATTGGCATCTGGTCTGCGGTCGCCGTTGTTTGGTGCGTTGGGTCGTGGCTTTATGGAGTAGTAAAGGGAGATGACTTTTGATTGATCTACTAACCAACATTCCAGCCCTTCTCGCGGGTCTAGCTACGCTTGTCGCCCTGTTCTGGGGCAACGGCAAGCTACAGCGCCACAAGGGGCTAAAACAGGGCCGCAAGGACGTTAACGACGAACTGACAGAAGCCTACAACGACACAACCAAAGAGGTGCGAAATGCGCAGACTGATATTCCTAGCAATCCCGTTGATGTTCTTGACAGCTTGCGAGAGTTTGCCGAGCGAGGGAAAAGCGGCGGCGATACTTGACGCGGCTGTCCCTGCATCACGTGACCATGCTGAGGCGCTTGTCGGTGACAATGTGGACCTGATGCGCGTCACGGGCCTAGAACTTATCACGGTTGTGAATTGTTGGCCTGATGGGTGTTGACTGTCTGACGTAACGACCTACATGTCTGTTGTGGCAATGATGCCGCCGGATTCGTTGGTCCAATTAAGCCGCGCTGGTTAATTCCGGCGCGGCTTTTTTCGTTGGTTGTGCTATGTAAAGCACGCTTTTTTAGCGCGGCGTCACGGTCGTTAATCATCCCACGAAAGAGCATAAAATCTTCTTCGGTCATGTTGTTTCCTTTGCTATTCTCTATTAATTGGATCGTGCGCGGACACTACAAGCCCTTTGGCTTTGTCAAACGTCATTGCTTGGATACCCCGCACGCCGCCAAAGTTTGCGCCATATGCGTCTGGTGGACAAAACGCCCGCAATGAGTAGTGCGTCACGCCTGGCATATCCATGACCTTGAGCGTGTGAATGTGACCGGTCAAGATAACGCGATATTTTGCGCCTGACCAAAACGGGCATTTATCGGCGGCAATCATTGCCAGCTTTTCGGGCTTGGCCTTGTCGCCGTGGTGCGTGATGATTAGAACGTCCCCAAACACCTGCCAATATATCTCAGATTTGTCCCATTTAGGCAGAACGGGGAACTCTATGTGATCTGTGTCGCGGTAGCGTTGCTTTAGGGCCGCCTTTAGGACGATGTGGGAGGTTTCGTCGTGGTTGCCGCGCAGGACTAGAACTTTAACTGTGGCGTGCTTCTGAGCGACTAATTCAATCGCCCCGCTGATTGCCTCGATTGCGACATCAATAATCTTTTCAAATCGTCCGTCTGCGTCTTGGTGGTGGCCGGATGCGGGCGTTTCGTTAAAGTGGTCGTTGACGTGGATCGTGTCGCCGCCTAAGATTATCAGCGCCTCACTGCTATCTGGCGAACGGGCCATGACCGTTGTGATGGATTGCATGAGGTCGGACTTCATCAACTTGAGGTCAAAGTCCTGCCCGCGCGTTTCCCTGCCCCAAGCCATCATGCCAATGTGCATATCATAGAGGGGATAAACCGTCATATGGTGACCGTCCAAACAAACAGGCGGCGGAATTGCAAACGACTTAATCCCATCAAAGGCGTTGGCGATGTTTTCAAGAATGCTTTTCTGTGCAGTTTCTTTGCTTTTAGCGACGGACCAGCGATTGTTGCCAATTTTTTCGCCCTGATCGTTCAATACGGCAATCCAACCGCCATCAGCTTCAACACCATTTAGCCCAGAAAGGTTCATCATATTGCGAGCGCCATCGGATAGGTGCAGCCCGCGTTCTTTGGCTTTAATCACTCGGCTGCGGAATGTGTCAACGTTTACATCTATTGACCTTGCTGCCTGTGCGGCAACCCCGTTATTTCGGTCCAAGGCTTCTAGGGCCTCAATTCCTAATGCGTCTGACATTGGTGGTGTTGGCACATCTTATCCTTTCAAGGTGTGCAAGCTGATGCGGTTGCATTTGCAAAAAGAAAGGCAATCGGCTTGCGTTGGTTATGCGTATCACGCAGGGGGTTGATTGTTAAGGCTTTTCGATTGAGCGGTATTCTACGGGGCGGTGTTCATACTCAGCAATATTAATTCCCCACCTCATGCCGCTTGATATTCCGCGATCTGTGTAAACAACTGTTACGTCTGCGGCCCGTCCCCAAGCCAAGCCCGCATCAATGCCGTGTTGCCGTTCCTCTGGCACGCTATCGTCCAGTATAGTCGGCTGCGTGTATAGCAGGTGCGACGCAATAGGTGCCTCCCCCCGCATTAGGCTGTCACGAACGCACAGGCGCGCGTAGTCGATGTTTGCTTGTTCGTCGCCCGCAAATGGGCTTTCTAGGATAACTAAGCGCATGGTATTTCCTTTAATTCCATTGCCACAGTCAATGCATCAAAATAAGGCGAAAATTCACCCCCAGTTTCTGCGCATGCGTTAAACAGGCTATTAATCCGCCGTTGTATAAAATAGCGTTTAATCCAATCCATCCTATTCCCCCTCGCTCATTTCTGCGCCCAAAGCCATATAGCCCGCGCCGTCGACATTGCTATCTCGCTGCGGGCCGTTGCGCAGGCGTGCAATCTTTAACAGCGCCATCATGTGGCAGGCATCCGCTGCCGTGACAGGGTGGCCGAGGTAGGCCCCCCACATGGTCGCAATGCAGCCAAACGACGATTGCGGCGTGCCGTAGTCCTTCTCACGGTCGCCATTGATAAGCACAGTGGCTTCTTTGAGGATGTCTGTGCGCGTGTTCATGGCTTGAGTTCCTATTCGTTCATGCCGGACAAGCCGGATATTGAAAATGGGCCAACGCGCAACGAGTGCGACATAGAAAGCCCGCGATCCACATGCGGCCAATGCCAAATGAAAGGCGTAAACGTGATGCAGAGATATTTCATGGCTTGTCCTTTAGGGCTGCGCGGATTTCTTGCGCTACTTCTCTTAAAGCGCGCAATGCAGTATCTTCGGTGCAACTTCTAAGTTTTGCGGAATGTGTTTTCATAACTGCAATCATTGCGGCACCCTCAAGCGCCGCCTCAAGCTCCGCAATCCGTGCTTGGTCTGCTGAATGCAGGCCCATCAACCATAAAACCCATGATTGAGGAACTGGGTGATCGACAAGTTTAAGGTGGTGATTAATTTTAAGCCATTTTTCCTCTGTGGAATTGTCTTTGAAAGAAGTCATACCCCCGTTCCAATCACAATGCAGTCAAAGTCGTCAATGTAGCGGCCTTCGGGCAGGTTGTGGTTAGCCAAGAACCCAATGACCTCATTTTCGCATTCTGCCATCTCGGCAAACTGCTCAGGA